GTCCTTATTGTCATTATCAGGGTTTGCACAGAAATTCGCGGTGTTCGACGTGCCGCCCTGCAACTCAGCAGCTTTTTGTTTAATCTTCGCGGCGAACTTCGGCCGATGGGCCTTCAGAGCCTTGAAGGCATTGGGAAAATGGTCAATGATGTATTTATTTACTTTTATAAGCCGGCCGAAAAGGAAAACCAATTGGCCGGCTTGCTTGTTGGCGATACCCCCTGCGGCGCCGGCTTCAGCATCCAACTTCCTAAGTCTTTTCAGGTGATCTTGATTAGACACTTTTCCCCATCTTGACTGCTCTTCTAATTTTTTTATCTCTTTGTTAATGAGTTTTCTTAATAGTGATTTTACCAATGGCATTGTGTAGCTCCTGCGCGTAGATTCATTAGTAAATAGTTTGAAAGAGAGCAAAAATCAAGTAACCTCACATGTCCCGCCGGCACAAGCCAGTTCGCCCTTTAAATCAGTATTATCATCTTCTTCCACCACCTGAGTTAAATCGACCTCTTCAAGGGATTGAACCAACACGTCATACTTTTCTTTTGAACAGTCTTCAAACGGAGCCTGTTTATAGGTGTGGCCCGCGTAAGGTAACACAGACAAGCCATTATATTTATTGCGATTTTCCCACATCCACTCGCCAACATCCTGCCACTCAGCATCTTTAATAGAAATGGTTGCTGAAACGTTGTGAGTATTTTGGCCTTTCTTGTGTCCCGGTTTTACCCACTCTTCTGACACCATTGCCACTCTTTTTAATAATTGTAATGCAGATTCGTGTCTGGTAATTGCCCCTTTGGGCGCCTTTTGTGGAACTGAAATGATGGCAGTATCATGGGGCCTAAAGTATTCATCTTCAACCAAGTCAGGGTGATTTAAGCAAAGGTACCAATAAATGGCTTCGTTTTTACCCACTCGGATTCTGCGCATGTAATAATCATTATGCCATGCATGAATTCCTGAACTGGTTCCCAAGGTTAAGCTTGTAGTTCCAGCCGGCTTAACTGTTGTGCAACGAGCAGCTTCTCTAATCCCTAAGATCTTGGCAACTCTAGCATTTTCTTCCTTAACCACTTTCGCAGCTTTTGTCATGTTTAAATTTAAAACTTTGCCAGATGCAATTCCCGTCATAGAAACGCCTATAAGCGCGTCTTTCTCAGTCGTACGACGCCACACATCTCTAAGGTAGTGAAAGTCCGTGTAACCGGCTTGTAGGGTGCCTATAAACGCCGCTACTTTAACTCTCTTTTCCAACTCTTCCTGAGAATCCACATTGCTTACGTTAACTTCTGTAAGGTTGCAGAATTGATAAGGTCTAAGCGCGATCTCACAACATGGATTTGTCCCCCAGTCTTTATCATTTGAAAAATAAAAGCCGGGTTCGCCAGCGCCAGAAGCTTTTACACGCTCCCAGAGAGATTCAAAGAACTCCTTTGTAATTCTATGTCGAAGTAATACGACGGAATTATTAGCGCGTCCTCTTTGTGGGTTTTTCTCCCACCAATTGCCAGTTTTGGCAGCCAGCATTTCATCGTCGTCAGCAGAGAAAAGGCTGATGAGAGCAGCACGCCTAATACCGCCAGCGAGAACAGCATCAGCAATATAACAAACAATATCATGGACTTCAATAGATTCAAGTTTATCACCCTCCAATTTTTCGTCTAGTACGCCTCTTACTTTTAACAAGCACTCCTTTAGCGGCTGTGAGCCGGGGGCTTTGCCGCCCGATGTAACTAGTCTTGCCCCCTTGGGTCGCACGTCACTAAAGTCGAATCTTATGGTAGATCCGCCATAAAAATAAGTTCTTACGAGAGCCTTTACAGCGTCGGCCCAGCCTTCGATGCTGTCGCCAACCAGAAACCTGCGAGATCTATTGGGGTTCGGCCTTCTAATTTCTGGTAATTTCTCAACGTGGTGGCGCTGAACACTGTAGCCAACACCAGTTCCACCAAGGAGCAGGAACATAATTTCGCTAAAAACGCGCCAATCATCAATAGGCGCAAAAGCACAATTATAAATGCGGTTTGGGGCGACTTCAATCGGCTTACCACCAAATTGCATGGACCGCATTGATGGTAATACCTTTTTATCATGCACAAGCTTATAAGCCTCTGTAATCTCATCTTTTAAGTCTGGATAGGTCTTCCAGTGCATTCTCTTGTTACGATTAACGAGTTCTCTCCATGTTTCGCGGCGCTTTTTCTTTGGAAGATAACGTGCGTACTTCATGTGTACTGTAACATCTGACAGGATTTCCGTTGCTAATTTCATTATTATTCCCCATTTTTAAATTTCTTATAAATATCTGCTAATCTCTGTTTTTGATGTTTTGCCGCTTCTTTATTAATATCCGCAATCGAATTACCATCTGGCTCCAAGACCTCCAATTTCACGTTAGCGGTGTCCATGTTCATGGGATAAACCAACCCATCAGGACCGTTCCTATTTTTAGCTATAAACATACGCGCTGAATTTGCGTTTTTATCATCAATAGTTCTAGATAGAGTAAATATAAAGTCGGCAACAAAACACTTATTAAAAGCTTCAGAAATACTTTCCATTGTAATAACTTCTGCATTTAGGCCGCCGCGATTAGTCTGCGAAGCGGTCCAAATAGGACACTTACACTCCTGTGCCATTCCGCGCAGATCCTCGTAAATTGATTCTAATTCGATTCTCTTTTCTCTATAAGCGCCCGTACACTTTAGAAGGTCGCCGTAGTCTACAATAATCATCCCCACGTCGATTCCACGCGTCTTTAGCTTGTGCAAATGATTCTTTAAAGTTAACACGCTAGCTGACTTTGTGGGATACTCTTTTACAATAATGTTTCCCTTGAGATCTTTAACTTTCTCATAAATTTCATCCTTTCGATGATAAAGGTCTTTTAAATGAATGCCGGTTAAACAAGAGTCATATCTTGACGCAACAACAGTGTCTCCCAACTCCAATGTAAAATGAACAACTGTCTTGCCCTCCATTACAGCCTGAGTGCCCAAATGAACGAGGGCCATGGATTTGCCGGCGCCGGTTGGAGCAATTACCACTCCAAGCTCACCAGAACCAAGCCCCCCTTTACACAATTTGTCCACTATGTTCCAGCCGGTTGAAACAGGGCCGCGCAACTTAACAACAAACCTTTCTTCAAAGTCTAATTTATAATCATAGCCGTAAGAATTATCGGACCCTAACTTTAAAGCATCATTGATCAGCAGTGAGATTTCATCGAAAGATGCCTTTTGAAGCAAGTTGGCTGACTTCATTAAAGCTTCTTTTAGTTTTTGTTTTCTACAAAAATCTAAGGATGTGTGCTTTACATAGTCCTCATCTTCCACCGCCGGATTTGCATAAATTTTAGCAAAGTACATTCTTACTTGCTTTGTTAAAACCTCATTGTCTTCATCAAGTTCAGTGCGCAGAACCGCAGCGAACGTCTTTGTAGAAGGGTGCGTCTCAAACTTATGTTTGTGTTCAAAAAGCTTCTCTACGAACACTTGCAGGTACTTTTGTTCTAAAAACTCAACCTTGAAAACCTCACCCAATTGATCACAAAAGGCGCGGTCTTCAAACATGATCTGAACCAAGTTCTCTTGAAAGTGTTTTCCAAATTTTGAGAAGTCCTTATTTAGCATTTGCAATCCTTATTCTATTCATGGAGGCAAACAAATCCCCCCAGTTTATTTCTGCGAAGCCGTCTTTCGCCGTCATCTTTATCATTTCTGTCCTATTAAATTCCAGCGGATATTTTTCAATCGACTCCTTGACAAACTGAGTGTTGTGTGGCGACAGCGTGTTGACTGTTAGGTTCATAAGCTTATAATTCTTTTCAATTATGTCCTTGGCTCCCACCACCTTTGTCCAAAAACTGTCTCCCATTATAGCACAGTCAAACACATCTGACAATATACAATCTTCTTTCTCCAACAGGAGGGGCACTCTTTTGGCAACAGTTTTAAGCCCGATGCCCATGACACCGGGAAGATTATCGCTTTTATCTCCGCAAATAGCGCGTGCAATAGCAAAGTTGGAAGGGTGAATTTTATACTCTTCTATTATATTATTGCGATTAAGCATTTGCTTTTGTGT